TATTGGTAATAACCCTGATATTAAATTAAGCACTTGTCTTTTCCTTTTCTACTTTATAAAACAACTTATTTAGTTTACAACCTTTAACTGTTTTTGCCTCAAACCAGTTAAATCCTCTTTTACTATTCGCACACCAGTAATAACATAGCTTTCTTTCGGCCCATTGTAATTTACAGTAATATTGATCAACATTCGGAACAACAGTAGCAATCCAAAAAGCTGTGATAATCATTTACTAGACTCCATAACTGCTGTCCATAAAAAATGACATAAATAAATTAAAATTAGTACAAGGGTTCCAATCGCCACACCCATTTTGGTGTGATATAAAAAAGCTTTCCTTCTTCGCATCTGATTGTATATTTCAGCCTTGCGTTTGGCTCTAATCTCCCTACGTATGCGAATGAAGGCACGATACCCATATGGGCCATCCATGCCCAGATGGTGCAATTTTCCCCATGTAAATTCATGCTTGATTGCATCTTCCATTTCTTTAATTTTTTTCTTTGCGATAAGTTCATCAAAAGCCTCTGCAGTTTCACTTTTATCCCATGTTAATTTTTGCCATAAAGTAGGTTTCTTGTACTTTCTTTCCTGACCCATCCATTCTTGTAAATCAGAAACATGACCGCTCCAAGTAGAAAGCTGCTTGAATATATCCTCCATGTCTCTTCCAACCTGAATGGCTTTTTTGACACCATTGAAAGCCAGACTTGCCGCTGACAGTAAAGTCACTGGGTCCATGTATCTTATACTCCACTAGCAGATGTTCCATCTAAACTTATTGTAGGCCAATCACTCCATGTTCTAGGATCTGCATCACCGATTGTAGCAGGGACATTACGTAAAGCCTGTCTATATGAAGCCATAGCACTAGGCATAGCCTCTCCGGTTTCGGCTTTTTTAATTGCAGCCCAGTCTGTAGCTTTTAACATTTCATCCCTAGTGGCTCTTATTTTATTCATGGCTGAGTTTTTTCTATCTGTTATTTCATCAGAAGTTAAATCAGTTTTTTCTACAGTGAATACATAAGAACCGGATACGTATGGGGTTGTTCCGGTCAACGCTTCTGTTAAATTATTATGAGGCTTAAACTTGTTAATCTTTTTATAACCTCTTTTAGTTAATTGGTCATCAGTAGGAACAGTACGAAACACTTTTGTGTAATGCACTATTTCACCGACGACATTTCCATCTACTTTTGCAATATACATTTTATCTCCTATCTATTTGCAAAGGGTGCTGTTGGAGCTGTAAAGTTTGAAGTGTATTTAGCAACACCTTTTATTATTCTAAATTCATCTATATATCCATTTAATCTTCTACCATAACCGCCACCAATATCTCCAATACTTAAAGCAACACTTGTACTTTTATAATCAAGTGTATCACTTGTAGCAGTTGAACCAAGTTGAGTACCATCAATAAATAATTTTGTGTTATTACTAGAATCTCTAGTAAGAGCAACATGATACCATTGTCCTGTTGAATATGACCAAGCTATATTTATATTTGCAGTTGCACCTTGAGCAAATTGAAAATTACCACTAAATAGCTGTCCATAATATCCACCTGTGCCATTACCAAAAAATCCATGATTCCCTGTACCATTAAAATAAACAAAAAATTCTATTGTGAATTCTCCAGTTTCAAGTTGTTGTATAGGAGAATGAGCCATTTTAATTTCATCATTAGTGCCATCAAAATAAATACTTCCAGTTCCAAATTTTTTAACATCTGTTCTTATTCTTGTATTATCTTCTGTCTCAAGGTCGTTTTTCATTGTGTGGTCAATGATACCTGCATTGGCAAAGTTTAATAAATAAGTGGTATTTGTTACCTCTGACAAAGGAGCAGTTGGAGGTGTAAATGCGGAAGTATAAATAGCTGTTCCCTTTGTAATTCGCACATTTGTAATGTACCCTAAAAAGGGGCTAGGGCCGGTAAAATTAATTTCGTTACCTATTCCAAATCTATGCCCTGCATTAAAAGTTAAACTACCTGTATCAGTATCACGCAATACTCCATTTACAAATAATCTAGAAGTGCCACTTGCTCTAGTAAAAGCTGCATGAACCCATTGATGTGGATATACATTAGTTGCTGTTAATACTCCCGGAGTTGTGCCTGAATGTATTTCAAGTTGATTAGCTGTACTAAAATATTCTAAAGCCCATTCATCGGCTCCTCCTGTAGACTCTCTAACAGATAATATTAGTTGGTCTGTGAGACTGTCTTTTGTGCAATAATACCAACATTCTGCCGTAAAATCTCCTGTTCCAAATTGATGTAACTCATTATTCTCTCCATCTGAAGTTAAAGAATCTCCAGTCCCATCAAAGAAAGCGCTACCACCTACCGCATCTTTACTATATGACCTAGTCGGCGCAAAGGGTGAGAATGGTAAAACTTTTGCTGTACCTTGTGGTAAAGTGATTGCAAATCCATTTGTAGAATTATCAATAAATCTATTTGACTGACATATTAAAACATCTGTATTTGATATAGCTGTAAGAGGTTCTGAAGAAACTGTAAAAGCACCTGTATAAACTGTGTCATTTACAACTCTTAAGTTTGAAATATAACCTTTATAATCTCCTGAATTACTGCCATCGTTAAATACACCTACTCCAAAAAATGTACTTGATAAATTTAAATTAAATGTAATTGTTTTTTCTAATGCGCCATTAATATACATTTTAGTTTCATTTGTTCCTGTACCTTCACGAACTACAGCTAAATGAGTCCATTCATTTAAAGGGATATTTGTTGTGCCATCATTACCTGATATTTGAAACTTACTGCTATTTAGTTTAAATATAATTCCATCAGTAGCTCCATTAGCTGACCTAGAATCAATCAAACATGAATTGCTTCTATTATGGGGGAATACCCACATTTCCATTGTAAAATTGCCAGTCCCAATTGTAGCTGTATTTGTTAAATTTAATTCATCATCACTTCCATCAAAATAAACAGACCAATACCCATCTTCTAAACTAAATGGGCTAAATGTACCCATGCTTACATCACCTGCACGAACAAACCTAGTATTATATTTAGAGTCATCTAAGAAGCCTACATTACGAACTGCTCCTGAGTATTGACATGTAAGAAATTTAGTATTTCCATCAGCAGATGTTGTAGATGTTGGGACGGTATACCCAGAGGCATCATATTTTGCTGTGCCAACTATTAAATTACAATCTGCAATGTATCCTGTAATTGCTTCACTAAAATCATCTGCCCTAGCACCAACAGCAATTATTGTCCCTGTCCAATTGTCACTATTAGATACAGTACCCAATTGTGTTCCGTTGTGAAATACACGAACTGTGCTACCATCTCTAACTACAGCAATATGATTCCAAGAATTTAATTGTAATTGATTATTTCCAGACTCATAATTTGTGTCATCGGTATCAACAAATTTTAATTTACCATTAGCATCAGAGCCTATATTAAAACCATCACCACGAGAACCACTTGCGTTTACAGCAAAAGGTGAAAGATAATCTGCAAAAACTGTAGGATAATACCAAAACTCAACTGTCATATCTCCTGTCCCAATTGCAGAAGATAAAGTTGCATTTAAATAATCACCAGTGCCATCAAAAAATCCAGCGCCTACATTCGCAGTTTTGCTTTGTGTAAATGGTGTGTTGGTAGATATTGCAGGGTCTCCCCCTATTGTTAAAGCATGTGAGCTTGTTGAATTATCAACGAACCTATTTGATTGACAAGTTAATAATTTTGTATTTGTAATTGCAGTTAAAGGTGTAGTTGGCACTGTAATAGACGCCCCTGAGTAAACTGCTGTACTTGCTACAAATCTAACATTGGATATATAGCCATTAAAATCGTTAGTGCCATTAGTATGTTCTCCGATTGTAATCATATTATTGGCTGTGTAGTCGGTTGTTTGAGTAGTATAATATACTCTTGTACCATCAATATATGCAGTTAAATAATCTGAACTATCTCTTTGTACTACAATATGATGCCATTGATTAACATTAATAGTGCCGACACCATTAATAATATTACTACCAAAATACATATACAACTTGCCACCGTTTATATAGATATTAAAATCTGTAGCTCCTGAAGCAATCATAACTGTTTGTTGAGTTGTGATTTGTGTATTTATAAAAGCTTCAAAAGTAAATTGCCCTGTGCCTAAATTAAAATCGCTACTTGTGCTTGTTGGTTTTACATGATCATTTGTACCATCAAAAAAATTACTCCAATAACCATCAGCATAATAATAAGGGCTAAAGTCATTACCATAAGCATCACCATTTACAGTAATAGCATGAGCTGATGTAGAGTTATCTCTAAATGCTTTGTAGTTTGGGCTTCCTAAATTTGATGTATCTCCTGCACCTTCAGAACCATCTGCATGAAGAAGTAATACAGTTTGATTAAAGTTAGGATCTGTTTCTTCTTCAGCAGCTCCAAGACCAAAACCAAGAGGTCTTACTCCTATACCGCCTTTTAGACTTTTAACTGGCATTAGTAATCAACCTTCCCGAACTGTGTTTGAGATGCTAAACAAGTATAATTAGCCGTTCCCGTAGTTCTAGTAATATTTATTAAGTAACTATCCACGCCACTAACATTACCTTGTGATGGCGCAGTGCCGCCTTGCCAATACACTGGGTTAGCTGTAGCACCGTCTATTTGTATTGCTTCTAAATAATACGCAGTTGCACCCATTTTTGACTCAAATGCAAGCGATACTGATTCGCCAGTAGGCATAATGGAAGCGAATGTTGCTCCTGCACTACCTCTAAAATTTAACTCAAAGTCTGCCGCCGCATCATTTGTTCTTAATTCAGCATTTTGTTCTAATACACTAAAGTTAATTACGCCCGTAGCAGAGGTTGTAGAAACATTTATTTTTTCTCTAAGACTGGCGTTAAAAATTTTATTAGTAATAGTTGCACTGGCACTTTCAGAAACTAATGTTGAGTTACCGCCTTTTGGTAATAAATTAGTATTAGTTATATTAAGAGAGTGTGGTTGCGCTTTTAAAGTTTGTCCGTGACTATTAGCATGACAGTTTAATTTTATCTGTCCTTCTGTATCTGAACCGTTACCTTTAATCTCTACAATTTGCGTAGCAGGATCTACTGTTAAATTACCCGAAGCATTTTTTAAATCGCCTTCAACATTAAATGTGCCTCCCACAGAACCGTTGCCTGATACATCTAACGTACCGTTAGCAGATAACTTAGTAGTAACTGTTAAATCCGTTACTTCTGCAGTATTTAAACCTGTAATCGCATCTACTACGCCAGACCCTGTGCTATACACTATCGCTGATCTACCATTAGGGACGGTGACTTGTGATCCTGAAGAGTTTTTTATTCCTACATCAGTGGCTAAAGTATTATTAATTATGTAGTTTTTTTCTATATCAGGAACGGTAAGAGTTATCCCTGCAGATCCTGTACCAGTTAGATTGAGGCGTAAATGCCTAGCCACTTGAGTGGCATTACTGTCTGTCAAAGAAAGAGTGAGGCTATCCTGAGAAAAAGCAACATCTGCGGATTCACAAATAGCTTCTTCTATGGCAGTGCCTAAGTTTGTATTCGTAATTGTACCCCAAGTTCCAGAGTTATCTCCGGTTCCCATGAGTTGTATTTTTAAATTTGAATATGATGAAGCCATTTTATTCTCCTATGCTGCTTCTTTAATTTCTCCCCAATCGGGTGTTTGTGTTGTGTCTATTTGCCCCCATACTAAATTATTACCTAAACTCATAGCAGAGGATACTCCAGTTACATTTGTAGTAGCGTTAGCTTCTGCTGATACACTACCTAAACTACTCGTTGCAGATAGCCCGGTTGCAGGGACTATATTATTTAAAGCTACAGATATTGAACCTAAACCAACTGTTGCGCTAAAACCAGTAACGCTTAGATTATTATTACTGACTACTTCTTCTTCACCTACAAACTTTAATCCTATGACACCGGATAGACCACTTACATTTGCATCTGCGTTAACAAACGTAGACCCCACAGCTCCTGTCATGCTAATGTCAGGTTCAGTTATTGATGCGTTCCAACCACCGTCACCCCAAGCCGCTCTACCCCACCCGTTTGCAACGGCTTGTCTTGCTACATTAACATTTACATCAGCCATTTTAAGCTATTCTAATTATAGCTGCAGCGCTCGTATTTGCTGGAAATATTACACTAAAATCACCTGAGGTAGATGTTTTTGTGCCTCCAAAATCTAACACACATACAGCAGGGTTAGTTAAAGAAGCTCCAGCGTTTGAATTTGTAGAAGGTGTGCTGTTATAAATTAAACATCCTGCCGCATTTATAGTGACATTAGTAAATGTTAAATCAGAAAAATCTACAAAACCCGTAGAATCTCCTATAGTAACACCTAAATTTACAAGAGCAGAACCACCTGAAGTAGTTCCAGTGGATTCACTACTTGTTGTAAAAGATGTAGTGCCAGCACTTAAAGTAGCCGCTGCAGAATATAACGCTAGTTTAAAAACGTCTGATGTAGCAGATGCGTCAGGTCTAAAATCATGAACACCCAATAATACTTCTGCTTTAAAAGATGTACACATTGCTTGTGTAATAGCCATTTTTTACTCCTCTAGTAATTTAATTAGTTCAGGATATCCCATCTCTCTAAACCTATGAGCTAAGGTTGTGTTATGGCTCCTGACCATTTCTTTCATATATTGCACTAAAACTTTTCGTATATCTTTTTTAAAAGCTTCAGCTTGCGCTCTAACTGCAGGGTGTGAATCACTACCGACAGCTATTATCTTATCTAATGCTCTTTCAGCAACTTCCTCAGTATTAAAACCTCTACGAGAAGTTGTCATAACTTTTACTCCACCACCTAACAATACTGATGTGCTATTACCAATCATTGTACCCCCAACCTTATTTGTTTAGTTCTATACATATCTTGACGATTCTTACCTTCACTAAGCATTTTAAGCCCAGCTAAAGATTCATTATACCTTTGCACATAACTTTGGTAACTGTCTGCCTCACCTTTCATAAATATGTGAGCTTCTATCAACGCTCCATACAACAATACAGAATCGTAGTTATCACCTAACCAAGAAGTATTTGCAGTAACAATAGACTCTGGATAATAAAAATAATGAAGCTCTGATGTGTAATTTTGATCTGGAGTTGGACCTAAAATATATGAATTGTTATCAAACAAAGCATAATGTGTAGGCTGTCCAGTAGATGTTGGGTTAGGGAAAGCCTCACGAATAAAGTTAACATCTTTATTTAATAGATAACTATAATTACCAGAAGAATCAATAACCGCTAAAGAAAAGTTAGCGAGCCAATCAGTTGGCACTGTGAGGTATTGATTTCCTGAAGTCATACTGCCCGTGACGTTTCTTCTAAGGTCTAATATTTGAACTGAATTATGTATTTTTTGTTCAGCTTGTTTTATGAACGTATTAATTTGCTCTGTGCTTGTTAAGGTAATAGTATTTCCACCACTATCTGTGAAAGACGTGTCAGGAAAATCATTTTCACAATAACCTTTTATAGTTTCAAAAAGTTCACTATAATTCATTAGCCAAATCTCTTAGAGGAATTAGTCCCTTTTATAGCAGCGCCCGTTCCTCTAGTTTTAACCGTTTGAGTGTTTGGAATATTATTTGGATAACCACCTACCTTTGGTACAGGCATATCCATAGGCTGTTTAAATTTTCCAGTATCGTTCATAATTTCTCCTAATTAAATTTAATATCCACCTCCACCACTATCACCACTATCACCGCTCTCACTACTTTCACTACTCTCACTACTTTCACTACTTTCACTACTTTCACTACTAGATTCAGTGCTAGAAACTGCATCTCCTCCTATAGTCACAGTTCCTATGTTTCCAGATACTAATAAATTATTTATTAGATCTAAATTAAAAGGATTACTAAAACCTACAGGATCAAATCCGTATTGATAACTCCTAGAGTCTGATTCTGCAAATCGTGTTAAATCTGGTCGTGGGTTTCTCAGAGCTTGAGGGTCGTTTACAGGAAACATACCAAGCTGTAATTGTGGTTGGTCCTGCTCAAAGCAATCTGGACATACCAGAATGTTAACATTTTTTGTCTTAATTGTAAGCTGTTTTAATTCTTTTAATTTATACCTAAATCCGCATCTATCGCATTCTGCGATAGCTCGTTTGCCTCTTGCGTAGTTAGATCCCATGTCAATATAAAAACTCTCTTGGCGCTAACCTTAAAGGAGCTTTTTCTCTATCTTCACTAGAAGCTATCATCCACTGCTCTTCATAATCTTGTTTTAACATTTGTATTCTGTCAGTTGCTTCTGGTATTTTTAAAGAAAGATAATATGCTAATCCTGATACCAAACAAGGTAACATTCTAAATGGTATGTCAGGCGTGTTCACTCCATTCCCTGCATCTTGTATTCTTCTCATTCTAAAATACACAAAAGTGTAAAAATTACTTTGATCTGGCGTAGGCCATATTTTTATTTGCGGAGTTTGCACAACACCAGAAGAATTGGTAGCTCCAGACTTTCTATCAATAAATACTTGTATAGGTCTACCTGTCGCATTTTTATTAGGTATAGTTGCATATGTGCTAACAGATATACGACTAATCGTTAAATCTTGTTGGTTTGAGCCTGAACCTGTTCTAACCTGATGCTCTAATAAATCAATCGTATCTACAGGTAAATCATATGTAATAGTGCCTTGAGTTAAAGGTATCGTGCCTTCTTCTATTGTCCATAGGTTTATACCTCGATTAGCCCAATCAATTGTCAATAAATTCAAAGAACGTCTAGCTGTTTTAAGATCATATCCAGTACGCATTTCTGTACCGCAACGAGAAAACGCTTCTTCAGCTAAATCATTAAGGTTTAAATTAAAACTAGTTGTATCTGTAGTAGCCATTATTTCTTTGCTTTCACACTATTTATATATTTTCTATAAACACCAGCAGCATCTTTTTTTCCCATGACTCTGGCTCTTTGTTCCATAGCAATAGCAGCTTGTATCTTGTGTGCCTTCGATCTACCACTATTTCTAATCTTACTTACACTTTTTACTGCGTCTTCTCTCGTGGCAAACTTTAATCCTTTTATTGTACCTTTGGGGTTCTCATCTGTATATAAATCAGAATGTTTTTTACTACCTGCAGGTTGACCTTTCTTTCTTGGTATTCTTGGTGCCTCGTCTATATCTTCTTTCATCTTTTTCTTTTTAATTTCATTTGCTATCCAGTTTTTTGCGATAGATGTTGAAGGTGGATTTTTTACAAGTTTTCTTACCATCTTGTATGCCTTCTCTAATATATCTTCATTTGCTTTATTATTATCAATGACTATAAAATTTTTCATTCCAAATAGTCTTTGTAGTTTACCTATATTTTCTTGAACCTCTTTGTGATTTTGTTTTACAATATCAATAGGAACCTTTCTAGGCCTTGCAGCATTTCTAGCAAGTGCAACATCTAAATTAGTATTTACAAAAATACAATAACTATCATATCCATATCTAGTAAGTGCAGACTTTGCTGTTTCTATTTTTACAAAGTTTCTAGCTGTGCTGTCAATTACTAAACCTAGTCTACCTTTTAAATATAATCCTAGTTGTTTTTCTGTAAGTCGTTTTGATTTTGTTCTAATTACATCTCTTAACTCTTCTTCTTCAGGTGGCATATCTAATGACAATCCTGCTTTCTTCAATGCATTCTCAAAAGCTGTATCAGAATTAACATTCTTCAATCCTAAACCTGGTGTAATTCTACTTGTCACATATGACTTACCAGAACCAGGACCACCTGCAAGAAAGAAAGCCTTGAAGATACCTGGGTCATAAACACCCTCTTGTAATTCGTAAAATCTTTTCATTCTACCCAAACTCAAAAGCTGCAATTCTTCTCAGCTCTCCCTTAAATTGTTTGAAGCTAGGTTTTGTTTTATATAGCTTCATAGTTTTTGCACTATTCTTTTTACCTTTTATTCTCCACTTAAAACCTTTTTCTTTATGTTCAGGTTTTGTAGTAGGTACCACTCTTCTTTTATATTGATCCTCATAACTTTCAGGTGGACCTTTTTTACCTTCTATAAAACTTTTATACCTTTGCATATGATTGTCCTTTATCCCAGTTTTTAGATATTGTAAAGTTTTGAACACTAAACTCTAATCTATCGACTAACTTAACTGCTTTACCTTTAGTATCAACAGCAACATAACCTTCTGGGTTAGTTGCCTTTAAACCCGTTCCATCTTTCACAAATGTTCCTATAGTTTTTGCTTTGTTT